CTTTCGGGAATAACAAACTCTGGTTCGCCGCCTTCGCCAATAAGTGCGCGAGTAGGGCTAGAAACATAAGCACCACTTGCAGCTAATTTCGTTGGTGGAACAGAAAAATTTCCTAACTGCGGCGGAGCAAATGTGCTTGGTGGTGCAAATCCTGGTCCAGAGCCAAATTGACCGGGCGGATTAAGAGTCCCCTGAAACGCAGAGCCTGTTTTTGGAACAGGTGCAGAGGCTTCGCCACCACTATTGCCTCCAAGGGCAAATGCTTTTGCAATGCCAATCGCGATGTACGTCGCAATCATTTGTGCAGCCTGCTTAGCCAACACGTCAGCAATGCTTTTCAACATATCCGCAAAGACTTGTTTGATGCTTTGCGCTCCGGTTATCAAGTTTTGCATTCCGCTAACAAGCGAATTACCAATCGCATTGCCGATACCTTGAGACACCTGAACAGCGTGCTGCTCAAGGTTGTTCAAGCTCTCAATCGACTGCTTAATAAATTGATTAAGAGGGCTATTGGCCGTAGCCAAATCTTGCATCAGTTGGCCAACACGTCCTACCTGCGTATCGCTTAATCCGTCTTCGCGAAGCTCTTGCAGTTTTTTCTCAATACGAAGTCGTTCACGCTCTGCTTCGCTTGTTGCTGTAGCAAGTGCAAGCTGATGTTCTAGGTCTTCAACAGTGTTGTCAAACAAGTTTTGGCGTCTTAAGTATTCTGCGTTAATTTCGCGCTCAGTCTGAGCTATTGCAGCTGTTTTTTCGGCTTGAGCAACAAGGTTAATTGCGTCTTTTTCACGCTGGGTCGTAACTCCAATAAGCTTGTCCAGGCGTGAGCTTTCAATTTCTTTTAGCTGCTGTTCGCCTTGCAGACGAATTACAAGCATTGTGTCCTCAGCTGCTTCTGCTGCTGCAATGCGATCTTTAAAAGCAGAAATTTCAGCAATTTTGGCTGCTTCTATCTGAAGTGCGGCAATGCGCTGGTCAATGCGTTTCTTTTCTTCTGCGGCTTTGTCTTTTTTAGGCTTAAATGTTTCTCTATCTTGCCGGGTAACTCTAAGAGGACGACTAAGCAAATTAGATTCACCAAACTTTCCTCCCGCAACTTCTCTTGAAAGTTCACTAAGAAGGTCTAATGGCGCTGATTTTAAGACTTCTGCGCTTCTGGGGAGACCACCCATGCCAAACCCCTGAATCTCCAATTCAGTACCAATTCTTTCTTTAGCCGCTGCACGGAATCTTGTTCGATCAGCAGGGTCCTGAAGGCTTCCCGCTAAACGGTCGATAGTACCTTGTGTAACCTTTTTCCCTAAAGTTGCATTTATTATTTCTAAGAAATCGCCAAGCGGGCCAGCCAAGAAGGCTTGCAAAGAAATCATTAGATGCCCAACAAGGCGATCAAACTCATCAACCTCTGTCTCAAGATCTTGAAACGCTTCAATGCCCTCAGACCCAATCTTGGATGCAAGTTCAATGGTTGCAAGCTCAGCAAGGCCTTCAACATTTCCAAGCTCTTCAAGCTGTCGCGCCAACTCCTCTGACTCCTTGCTCGTAAACAGAGAACGCTCACGCATTAAGTCCAATGTCTCGCCTAAAGAGCCAAAGGCTTTTCCTGCATTCACAATGCTTTCAACAAACCGATCAACGAGCTGTCCTGCAGCACTAAGAGCAATTTGCGCTCCGAAAGATCCGGTTAATCCGCCTGCTGCGCCACCAAGAACTGCACCTGGACCGCCGCCAAACAACAGTGGAAAGCCAGCACCAAGGCCAACCTGCTCAAATGTTTTCTTGCGACGTTGCCTACGTTGCGTCACATTGTTCCTGGAAATATCCTTAGCCGTTTCCTCTAGCTGACCCAGAGCCGTAGCCCAGCTCTGTTTTACCCGAGCCGTACGATTTGTAGAAATGTTTTTAGCGGTCTCGCTTAACTGACTTAATGCCGTAGTCCAACTTTGCCTTACACGAGCATTTTTTGATTCAAAAATTTTAGCTGTTTCTTGCAACTGCCCTAATGCCTTGCTCCAAGATCCTTGGACTTGTGTGGCTCTAAGCTCTGTCGCTTTGGCAGCTTGAATAGCTTTAGGAGAACCAGGAATTGCAGTGCTTCCGCCAACAGGAAGCGCAGCTCCACCTGTCGGAAAGCTAGGGCCAAAAGGAGTTTTAGAAACAGTAGCTCCCGCAAGAGCAATAGGAGATCCAGGAAAATTAAGTCCACCTCTGATTGGACTTGCAATCTGACGACCGGCTGCAGCAATTTGGGCTGGAGAGCCCATCATTGTGCGCGTTCCACCTACCGGACTAGACGCAAATCCCTTACGTTGCTCTTTAAGGATGCGCAGTTTTGACTGCTCTAAACGAATACTCTTCTCTAAAATTCGAAACTCTTTCTCGGCGCTACCGAAACGCCTATTGCTTTGTTCAGTTGTTGCTTTTGCTAGCTGTTTTCTTAACTTGCTGACGTTGAGGCCCTTCGCCTCCATTTCGTTAATCTTATTTAGCAGGCGAGCACGTTTTTCTTGTGTTTTAACAAGCGTGTCTATGCTTAACGCCTGATCTCTAGTCTGCTTGTTTATCTCCCGCTGCCTTAGTGCTATTTTTCTATTAACGTTATCAAGACTTTGTATTTTTTTAGCAGTTGCATTCAGCATTTCAGTGCTGGGCAACGCAAGAATGGGTTGTTTTTTTCCGCCTTTTCCTTTACCGATATTATTTACAGCTTTATCGACCTTCTTAAGCTCTCGCTCAATTTCCTGAGTATTGATCTTGATATTGACTTCGTACTCAGCAGCCACGACTAACCCGAAGACATTGCCTTCAGGTTAGCGCACACGGCGATATTGAGCCTGCTGACGACTTCGCTCAATCTCCTTCTGCTCCCGATCAGACTTGACCGAACAGTACGCGCTCCAAGCAACTAACTCTTCCATTGACATGCTGCCTCGAAGTTGAGCCAGTGTCATGCCTAGCTTTTCAGCGATAAAGAACTGCAAAAACAGAAAGTGATCTTTATCAATCCTCGCTTTTAAGGTCATCTGCTTCTTCCACCTCATCCATGCTCTGCATCTTGGACATGATGTCCAGCACAATGCTCAGAGGCAGGCGGTTGCGAATCTTGGCACGGTCGCCGTCTGAAAAGATCCGGTTGCCAGCTTCGTCCTCTGCTTTACGAATAACCATCTGGATCGCAAAATCCAGATTGTCTTCAGCCGCACCAATGTTCAACGCTTTCAACGAGTTGTTAATCGCATCGCGATCAGCAATCGTCAAAGGCTTCCAATACAGCTTAAGAACAATTTCTTCACCGCTTTTAATCGTGTAGCTGCTGCGTTGCTCGACGCTAAACGCCTCACACAGTTTGTCGATTGCGCGTGGTTCAGCCATAAAACTCAGTCAACTAGCACAATATAGCTTATCCCAGGCGCACAGATGCAAATGCTTTGTCTAGATCATGAAACAAGCCCGTGTCTCTACTCGTCTCTGTATAAATCTTGTACCAACGTGGACCGCTAGGTGCTGTACTTCGCAATGGCGGCCTAGCTTCTCCATAGGTTTTACCGTCAATCTTGGCCTGCGGATTATTGACCGCATATCCTGCATAATCAGCCAGGTTGCCAATGTAGAGAGGACTGTTAACCGGAATTTTTAGAGCAGGACGTTTCTGAAAACTCCGAGAGGTCGGCATGTTTTCATCTTCCCAGTCACGCTGATTGCTAACGACTGGCTTGAGCGGTCTAGGGCTTAATTCCCATAACTCACCAAAGTTTCCAGTCCACCAAGGGCCAGCTTTTTGCAGGCTAAACACAATCTCTGGGCCAGCGGCTGCTCGTCCATCTTCAATTAACTTGCGAATATCGTCCGTTAACTCGCTGATCGGCTTGGCCATTACACCGCAGTAAACAAGCAGCTAACCACGCTAACAAAATGACTGTTATTTTCTTCAGTTACAGCAGTTGGTCCAGTAATTTGACCAACACGAGGCTTGGCCGAATAAGTGTCCGTATAGCCAGAGGCATTTACAGATGTCAAGCCATCAATAACTGACTCTGCAATCGCAGCTGCTGCAGCACTTCCCTTGTCCCTTGGCGTAAAAATGCCACACTGCACCGTTCCAGCGTATTGATCAACAGCAGCGCCATGTGCCTGGATCGTTGCCTGATCAAAATTGACCGTCACTAAAACATATTTTTTATCTTTACCTGGCGCTGTAAATGGCATGTTGTCGAAAACCACTGAAACCGTAGCATCCGCTGCTGCCACTGCAGTGTTGATTGCAGTCTCAAGCGCAGCCCTAGCATTTACAAGTGTCATTAGAAAACCACCCGAAGAATATACATATACTCTTGATCACCCTTAAATGTTCTAATGTCTTGAATTTTGGCGACTCTTGCCGAACCAGCAAACTGCAATGAAACCTCATCTTGCAATGTTGCCTGATTGTCGCCAATTTGATCTGGAGTTATATAAAGCCGAGCAGTATTCTCTTGATAACCACCCTCCTCATCAGAAACAATAAATTCAATTGGAGCGTCAAACGAATAACTTGCATCAGTCGTCGTTACAGCACCAGTCGCAAGGTTATAACTAGCTGAAACCTTACGGGTGTAAGTAATCGTTGTGTCTAACGACTTACCTAAATCGGCAACAACCGACTTGGCAACATTTTTGAATAAACTGTCTAACGCTCCAGCCATGTCAACCCCTTACAACGCGGACTTGATACGAACCACTGCCACCCAGACAGTAAGCGCCGAGATAAGACTGAAGCCAAGGATAAACGTCGAAT